TGAACTTTTGCCTCAGAAAGTATCAAAGGTATTTCTTCTTTAGCTAAATCAAGCGCGGCTTTATCTAAATAAAAATTCCTATTTAAATACTCTTTAGCTATGCGCTCAGCAGACTCAAGTTTACTTGCAATGTCATTGTCAATGTCCTCATCGACACGCAAGTGCGCCATAGCCTTATTTATTGAAATCACTGACATGACATTGCCCTAATTATTCTGGTTTCGTGTCTTCGCTTGGTGTTTGGGTGTTTTCATCAGATTTATTTTCATCTTCTGAACCATTGGTTTCATTAGTTGAATCATTGGCCTCAACACCTGAACCTTTGTTTTCTTCACCATCAGCACCGTTTTCATTTTTTGGTGGCTCTGCATTTTTACCTTTACTACCTTTGCCACCCTTACCAGTTTTTGGCTTTTGATCTGGTGTGGTTCCAGCAGTTTCAGTGCCATCATCTAAAACAGCCAAACCTTTTTTAATAAGCTCTTCGGCCGTTTGACTTGAGAACTCACCAACCTCACCAGATTTATAAAGGTGAGTGCCCATCTGGATTACATCAAGAAATTTAACTTTCATGCGTTTGTTACTCCTAAAAAAGAGAGGGTGACAACCCTCTCTAAGTAAAATCAAGATGTAGTTGCAGCTGTTGGAAAGGTGCCTTTTACAAATGATTCAGGGCGATATACAGCAAGCGCAAGACGTTCTTCACAACGAACAGAAATCATGTTCTTTTCAAAGTCGTCTTGGTTTTCTGTAGAAATCACCACATTGGCATCTTCACGATCAAAGATCTGAGCGCCTTCTGCAAAAGCACCTGTTAAGAATTTTCCATCCAAACCTGCTTGGTTTGTTTCTGCCACTGGCAAGCCCCACAATGATGGCGTCATGGTCCCAAATGGACTTGTGAACAAGTAAGCGCCTGTGGTGTCTTTTAGCAACTGAATTTCGGTCCAGTCTTTTGAGTGTAAAACTGTACCAGTAGCATAGTAATCAGCTAATGCCGCTTGAAGCATTGCTAAACGAATGATGTCCACCTTAGTCGGGTTCGCAATAGTGATTGGTGCACTATAAGGGGTTGCTTGGGTGTAGATCCCGTTTAGGTTGTTTCCAACGCCTGAGCCGAACAAAAGCTGTGTATCTTCTGCACGCTTCAATCCGTTTAACATGCGGTTATTGATGAAACTTTGAAGCTGTGGCAAGTCATCTAAGATTTGCTTAGATGCTTTCAACATATGAGCAATGGTTTTTACACTTTCCATCACTTCTTCGAAAGTGATTTCAGAGTAAGGTTTTGTTGTGTTTTCTGGAACCAGAGCAGCATTATTTGTAAAGCCTGTTTCACGCAAATACGCAATTGCGTTTGAACCAGTGCGACCCGGTGCAAGTAAGTCGCGAATTGTTAAGCGCTGGTTCGGCTTGGCAATAATCGGGGTAGTACCATCAACTGGATTTACAGCAAAAGAGATCAATGCATTGCGTGGCACATTCACGTTTAAGCGAGTTCCACCACGAACATCTTTTGTGAAGTTGATTAAAGACTCATCTTTAATAACAAGATCACCAGCGCGATCTGACACACTATTATTGTTGTTACCACCTTTGCCGATGCGTGCAAACATTTGCTCCGCTTCACCCAATTGCGTTTGCAATTCATTTTGTGTTTGGCGAAGTAAGTTCAGATCTGTTAGTGCTTGGTCAACCGCTTCTTTAGTTTTGGTTGATAAGTCACCAGCATCTTTAGCTTCTTTCAAAGCTTTCTCAGCCATTGGCTGAACTTTTTCTGTTAAATCTTTAAGGGTAGCATTAACTTGCTTAAGTTGTTCTGCTGCTTGGTCATTTGAACGTTCAGACATAAATTTTACTCACAAAAAAACCACCTCAAAGGGTGGTTATGATTTTAAAAAAATATTGGCTTAGAATTTTTGAGCAGCGGTACGCATGTCTTCTATTAAGCCAGACAAATCAAGACTAGCGCTTGGCGTAGTCTGTTCTTTGGCAGCGCTTGGCGTGCCCTTAAAATCTTTCATTAGGTCACGGCGTTCGCTTCGACTTATTCCAGCCTTCGCCATAATTAAGTCGATCTTGTGAGCCGCAATACGGTCTTTTGAAGAGTTTGTAGTGCTTTCTTCAACAACATCAGAGTCAAGGTAGCTATCTGCAAATCCTTGCTCTACAGAATTCTTACCATTAATCCACGATTCCTTATCCATTTGATCCTTTAACTCATCAATAGATAAACCTGTGCGAATGCTGTAAATGTCCGCAATAGTCTCGTCAATTTGCTCAAGAAAGTCGGCTGTTTCGCGCATATCGTTGCGATTGCCCCAAACCCCTGTCCACGCATTGTGAATCATAAAAAAACCCGCTCGTGCGATCTGAATCTCATCTGCGGCCATAGCAATAAACGAGGCAGCAGAAGCAGCAAGCCCAAGAACTCGAACCGTGACATGTCCTTCATATTCGCGAAGCAGGTTATAAATTGTTAAACCCTCAAAAACATCACCGCCGGGGGAGTTGATATTTACAACAACATCAGCACCATTCATGGACCGGAGAGCCGCACTAATTCGTTTTGCAGTAACACCTGTTTCAGTCCACCAGTCATAGCCAATGGGATCCATGATGCTAATTGTATTGTCACTTTCGTCTGCGGCTTTTATTGCTGGATTCCAGCGATCCAACGCAAGGGGCAATGAAAACCCGTGCTTTTCTGATTTGAAGTCGGCTCTAGGTAATAAACTTCGTTTACCCATCGGTCATCCCCTTTTTATAATTTGTTCCCACTTGGTCAAGTGGTATTAATGCAGATTGGATTGTGTAGATATCCCCACCCGGAATTGGTGGTAAATTCTCTTTTGCACGAATTTCATTTCGATTCATCCAGCCATGATCTGCGGCTGAGGCGTAATACTCAGAACGTGTTTTACTATCTGCTCTCAATAAACCTTCAATATTGAAGCTAACGAAGTAAACCTCACTCTCTAGGCGACCAATTAAGCAACGAGAAATTTCTTGCTCAATATTCACCAGCAGCGGACGTAATGAATATTTTAAGAACTGTAAATCTTGAGCCTCAGCAGAAGCCGCCCAAGAGCTTTGCTTGTCGAGATGACCAATCATAAAAGGTGGAACACGGAACCAGCGACAAATCTCCTCAATCTCAAAACTGCGAGTTTCTAGCATCTGAGCCGCTTCTGGATTCATAGTAATGCCGTTATATGAATAGCCATTTTCAAGAACCATGACCTTTCCGGCATTTTTAGAACCCATAAAGCTTTCAATGTTTTTCTTGAGTTGCTGTCTTTGTTCTGGAGTATTGGTTTTATCGGTGCTCAAAAAGCCAGAAGTTTGTAGCCCATTTTCAAAAAACTTGGCCGCTGTTTGCTCGGCTGACATTGCCGTCCCAAATGTCTCGCGACCCTTGGAAATGGTAAAAATCCCCATTACACCATCAATGCCGAAGCTTCTGATGTGCATAATGTCTTTTTCATTTATCTGACGGCGAACACCATCGACGGTATAAAAATACTCCAAAGCGCCACTTACTTTATTTCTTATAACCTGCATGTTTTGAGGCAATAATGGATCTAATGAAACAATCCTTCTACCATTTGCACTTCGGATAATTTCAGTATAGGAATTACCCCATAAAACAATGCTTGCTACGATAAAAAGTAGGAACCGGCTTTGTGTCATTTCATAGTTTGGTGAACTACATAACACGTTATACAGCGGATGTTCTTTTGCTAATGTACTACTGCCATCAGGATTTGCCTTATAAAGTTTTAAGGGCAAAGTTGAGACGGTTTCCGATACAAGTCTTACACATGCAAAAACGGCGCTCAATTGAAGCGCCGAATCTACCGTGACAAACTTTCCGCTTGCTGTGCTCTGTAAATTCTGGAGCACATCAGGGGTTAAGCTAAATTGACCATTTAGCCCCAGAAACCGCAAAGCCGCCTTAGCCGCTCTGGCTAAGCGGTTTGGTTTCTTATTCATACACCCACCATAATTGGATCATCATAAAAGTCGTTTGGATCTGCCTCGCCAGCTAAGAACATGGCGCGATTAATTCCCATTAATAGAGCAATTGCCCCATCAATCTTTTTGGAGTTGTTTGGTTTACGCGGAAAAACATTGTCATTAGCATCAGGCTTGGCAACAACATTACTAATCATCCAAGTTAGAATTGGGTTTCCATCGTGGTGAAAACGCTTAGCAGCAATAGCCGCCTCTAACTCTCGCATTGCTGGAGAGAATGACTTAGTTGTCTTTGGAATCTTGACTGCTGTGTATCCCTTTTCCTCAATCTTACTAACGATTTGAAATCCACCCCATTCATCCAATGGGACCTCAGTCAAGGCAACATGCTGGACCATGTCAGTAATATCGTCTGCAATCTTATTAAGGTCATTTTCAGCAGTATCATGCGCATCAATTAGGCCCATGTTGTGCCATTTCTGATAAAGCTTGATAACCTGCTTTTCTTCACCATTAAAAATCGTGTCTTCGGGAATATAAAATTTGGGAGCAACACAGTAGTAATGGATTTTCCCGTCACTTTCACGGCGATAAAATAAATTCACCGCTGCAGCCAAGTCGATTTTTGAAGCCAAGTCAGCACTAATTAAACATGGGACCGCTTTAAATTGCTCAATATCAAGATCCTTGTTTTCACAAGCTTTCCATTTCTCAATATTAAAAAATGCAGTTCTTGCAGATACCCATACATTTAGATGCTTTGTTTTAAATGTATTTTGACGAGAAGGATGTTGAACTGCCTTTTTTTGCTGAGACTCCAAGTAATCGCCATATACAGAAACATCATAATTTGGGTTAGCTTTCTGCAATACTTTGGGATCTGTCCAATCGTCATCCTCATCAATGGTCCAAATCCAGCCGAATAACTCGTCATCCTCAATAACACCAGAAAGCATCTGTATAACTCGCTCACGCAAGTCATAACATGGACCCTCAATATCAAATCCAGCAGTGGTGATAGTAAAAATTAAAGGCTGTCTACGCGCACCCATACCAGACTGCATGGTGTCATAAAGTCGCGCATCGATATGCTCGTGAAACTCATCCACAACTGCACAATGCGGTGATTGACCATCACCCGGATCACCAATTAATGGCTCAAAAATAGAGCCGTCTGTAGGAACCTCAAGGCTGGCAGCATTTACAACAATACCCGTTGCCTCTAATAGGTCTGGAGATCTACTCGCCATTAATCTTGCGGGTTTAAATACTTCCCACGCCTGCTTCTCGGTGGTAGCTCCGGAATACACTTCCGATCCGAACTCACCATCATTGCAAAACATATTGAGCGCCACGCCAGCGGCAATGGCTGATTTACCATTTTTACGAGGTATTTCCCAATAACTTTCACGAAAGCGGCGATAACCGTCTTTTTTTCTGACCCATCCGAATGTGACGGCCAGACCGAATTTCTGCCAATCCTCTAAAGAAATTTTTAGTCTTTTTAAAGCCCATTCACCTTTTGTGTGAGGTAATAGTTCAACAAAAAGGATCTTTTTTTCAGCAAGTCTAGGCTCAAATTTATAAGGAAAATCACGTTTTTTTGATTTTTTTAAATCATCTAAGTGACGTTGACAGGCTAATTTTACCCATTTACATGCAGGGATTTTACCAGCAATAACTGCCTTAGCCCATCTGTTGGCAGCGTCAACATTGGGGTATGTAGCAGCCATTCAAATCCTCACATTTCTAAGACTCCTGCAAATGCATTGCCTTTTTTCTTTTGCCCGGATCCGGTTATTCTGTTCCGGGATGCAGGATCTAGCCCAAGCAAAGCGCCAAACATTGTCATTTGTCTTGCCGCCTCGTTCATTGCTGTTAAAGCCGGGTTTTTAACTGGCCCACCTTGCGCACCAGCAACAACAATTCCATTTAGCTGAACTTCTTTTTGAGACTTTCTCCAATTCTCATAAGCCAAACAAAAACCCTCCACGTTATGCATATCAGTTATGCGAAGGACTTTGTTTTTAAGGAGTTCTGGAACAATAGATTTCCAGATCATTGATGCGAACTCTAAATTTTCCATATAAGAGGGAACATCAATATTTGTGACTTCTGTAAATTCAGGCGCATTGTTGTTTAATGGCCGCTTTCCAACGTTGCCGGATGCTCGTTTTATTTCGACTGGCTTGGACTTTCTTCCCCGCCCCGGCACGGACGCAATTCCACCCATTTTGTCAACCCTTTAAATTTTTAATTTCGCGTGCGTAAAAATGTGACTAGGGGGGCGGTCATTTAAGCTAAAGCCCTGAACTTTTACCCTACCCCTCCCCTTTACGGCGCTCCAAGCTCACTTTTGTGCACTATTATTTTTTAATCTCAGCATCTTCGATTGGAATATTGGAATCTCCAATGAGCGAATACTTTTTATTCGCTTCTTTGAGACAATCTACGCAGAATTGCTTAATAGAATTAAAAGTAGTTTCTTGGATTAATTCAGCCTCACCATTAAAGATGAGTGCAAACTTATTACCTATACGTCTAAGTAAAAACGGGACTCCGTTTGCTGACATGTCGAAAAATTCTTTTTCATCATCATAACAACCATCTCCGACAATAACAGGCTTCTGTTCGTCCTGTGTGTCAAGAAAATTTGCAAAAGCTTGAGCCACATTACCAGTCTCATTTTCACGCCAATCAATGATCACAATCTACTCTCCTGTTGAGTTTTGTTTTTATGACAAGGACCACAAAGGCTTTGTAGATTCTCCGGGTCGTCAGTACCGCCAAACGCTTTAGCCTTGATATGGTCAACGTCTGTTGCTGGCGATACACGCCCAACGGCGCGGCATTGCACGCATACATACCCGTCACGCTCCAAAATACTTTCACGCAACTTACGCCATGCATAACCATAACCTCGCTCGGTGGTTGATCCTGTACGATCATGCCGTTTTCCCCAACCACTTCGCCTATTCGCGTGATCATCACAATAACCTTTCTGACTAGCAAGCCTAACTAAGTTTGTACATCCGAATTCTCGGCACGGTCTTGACATAGCGTTACTCGTGCATCAACTCCATTACTAAAATCAATAGAGATGCAATTAATATTCAACCCTGAATTTTGAAAACCCTGTATGAGCTCCACCAATTCAAGCTCAATTTCTTTGCGCTTAACTTCAGGTGACTTACTGTACTCATGCATTGATGAAACAACATCTTTAATTGATTGCTGAGCAGATTCATCTATTGAAATTAGCGGATTAACATTATTCACTGTCATCACCATTTGTTAATTGTTGTGTTGATAGTTCGCTCTCACGATCATGTAACATCCATATTGCCCGTGGTGGAACTCGCCCATTACCATCATGCAATAGCGCTGTCTTAGCTATAGCGTTTCGCCCTAGTTCAAGAGGCTTAAAATCCTCATTTGTCATTTTGGCAGTAGTGGTATGTCTACCAACCGCAACTCCAACTGGAGAATTAATTGTTGAATGTTGAGGATTATCTTTAAGATATTTAGTAAGTGAGTCGTTCTTAGGCGAGTTTAAAACTTTCTCTTGTTTATCAACCAAGAAAGTCCCTTCTAATGGAACATCCGCAACACCAGCAATTGAAAGCCCTTTTGCTGTTGAGAGGCGAGCCCGCTCAATGAGCACCTTCTCGTCTTGTAGCTGTTGGATTTCTTTATCAATCTCATCCAAACGGCTATTTGCTTGGTCATGTTTAATAACTTCGATATCCGTGAGCAAAGCATTAATTTGCTCTTGGTTTTGTGGATACACTTCAATGATGGCCTTCCACGGCGACTCTGGTTCTGCTACTAAAGTGATTTTATGGACATGTCGTAGGTACTCGCCATTATCAAGCAATATTTTTGTACCCTGAGTTTTAGTAATGTTGGAGCCATCCTTAGGTGGAATGATTGAAACTATTCTAGGCATTGCTATTAATCCTCATCAAACCAAGATTTGCCAAGTCTTCATCACTAAGCTACTCAAGGTTTACTGATCTATCTATAGCCGCAATACTTAAACCAGTATGTTTTGCTATAGCTTTAAGTTCTTGGTGAAAACATTCGTATTGATGTGATGAAACAAATCTTGTTGGGTCGTATTTAACTATTAGATTTTTAGTCTCAGGTTTAATTTGCTCAATATCGAAATTCATAACATCACCCATCCAATGATTTTGCTTTTTGCTCTGGCTCACCATCTTCAAACATTGCTAACACTTCACTGAGTTGTGCCGATTGTTCCGCATTGATTTGAACGATTACTGTGTTTTGCTCAATCAGCTTATTGTTTTGCTCAATCAGCTTATTAGCTAGATTAAGAAGATTAAGAAACGCTTCTGGCAATAAATTATTATCCATGCTTTGCCTCACGTTCATTTAAGCATCTCAGGTTTTGTATTCGCCCTTTCAAGCGAACAATTATTGAATCGATAGTGATTAACTCGTCACGAGATAAACCAGTGCGTGAAAGGTTTTGATATTTCTCAAGCTCACACGAACAAAAATCCAGATCCTTATTAACTTCTGATTTGTCAGCCATAGATACACTCCAGTAAAAGAAAGGCCCCGCTAATAACTAGTATTCTGCGGAGCCATATATGCCGTAATCCGTTCGGCCAACAAAAAACCTCCCGTAGGAGGTCTTATCTTTTTATATATGTATATAACCTTCAGCCATCTCTTTTGCGATATGGATGTTTAAATCTTTATCAACAAAAAAAGCATGCGTCTTACCATTCTTTAAAACAAAAAACTGCTTTACATAGTTAGGGTTAATCATTTCATCTTCTTCAACTAAAGCTTTATCTGATCTGCCACCTATACAAATAACTAGCATATACACCTCTCATTTGAAGGTAGTTTATTACAGATAAAACTCTATATCAATCTAATAAGTTATTGTTTTATAAATGTAAAGTGTTTTTTTACATATGCTCATATGACAACAAAAAAGCCCACTGAAAAGTGAGCTTTAAACTAAAATCTTGCTGATCGACCATAACTTCGTCCAGCATATCACAAAAGTATCAGAATGCAGTCTGGCTTGTCAACATCACCCCATCAACTTACTTTTGATCTTGAAGCGTGATGCAATACGTACTAACCCAAGCATTTTATCGCGCTGAACGGCGTATTCTGACACACCAAGTTTTCTAGCAATCTCCTTTTCATTCTTAAAATCTACATAAAAAATAATCACGCATTTCATCCACTGTCTAACCTTTTCATTTTCCGTTTGCATGATATGGCTTAAAAGGTCTTCAACTGCCATTGCATGAAACACATCAATCTTGCAGCGTGGAGGTGCTCTAAAACGGCGATCTACCTGCACTCCGTTTTCTTCATCAATGATATGACCAAGAATCCCCCTTGAGCCTAAATAGGTTTCACAATTACCATCTAATAATAACCATGAGCCGTATTGCTCTAAATGCCACTCAATCGGATGCTCATTCCAATCAATAGCAACTGTAAAATGTTTACGACCTTGACTTGCTGTAACTGCATTCATACTTATTAAGCCCCTGTGTTATGTTTTCTTACTTGAATATCGATTTGACCGCCCGCCACAATTGGACGAGCGTTTACTGAAAGGCTTTTTACTTGAGAGTCGTCATCAATAAGCCCGCACTTGGTTAAAGCATCAAGGCAAGGTTTTAAAATATTATCGATGTCTCGTACTTTCTTGTCTGGCATGTGGTAATCGATAATTACCTGCACATCACCTTTGTATTGAAGAGGCTGAATAAAGCGCTTCATCACCTCAACAAAATGATTAGCTCTCTTACTTAAACGCTTACTGGTTTTTCCTGAATCAAGCCAATAATTGTTCATAGACGGCGGTATGATGTTTACGCTACAACTAAGCAGCGTATTAACATCACATTCATAGCTCTGGCCCTTAATTAAAAATGCTGGGATTTGTGGCGATGGATCTCTATTAGTCCGTTTTTTACCAGTCTTATTCTTGTCAACTGAAAAACGATAACTACCCCATTTAGGCTTGATCATTTTCACCTCGGCGATTTTCAGAAGCTTCAAGAATTGCTTCGGGTACAGAGTTGTCATTGTTCTTATTGCCATATAAGAAATCCGACTCCCATTTGCGTTGCCACACAAAGTGGTAACCAATCCCATGACGTTTTAAAAATTCCTGTTCTGCTTTTGTGCGATTATTGATGTATCGCACAAGTACCCAAACACCAATGGCTAAGCCCAATGCAATTGAAATTAAAAACGTTAATGCTAATGCTTCAAAAATTGTCATTTTGATTTTCCTTTATTGTGATAAACACGCTCGCCATTAACTGTTCCAAAACCACAGATAAGGCATGCAACGTCATAACCATGTGAGCATTTGAGTTGATAAACTGATTCGTGGTCTTTAATAGCGCGCTCTAGATCAGTAATAGTTTCATTTACTTCATCTTTTATCTGGTCAGGAACTAAATTGTTTTTAACCTCAAGCTTCATACCAATAAGATGATTCTTAGCTCTTCTCACACCATATTTCTGAATAAACTGTTCTGGTTTCATTAGAAGTCGCCCCCACTTAGCATGGTTTTTAAACCACCATCAGCAGCCACTAACTCTTGCTGATCTAACCCACTATCGTTGTGTGAACTTCCAAGCATTAGCAATAGTCCGTCATTAGCACTGTAATACTCTGCATCTGGAAAGCTTTTACGAATATCCTTCATAAGCTTTTCAAGACCTTTGGTTAATGTCTTAAAGCGCTTTTCAAAGTTAGGGTTGGCTTCATGTAGTAAGTCATTAGCATCAACATCACCCCCAGAGATTGCGTCCAATACATCTTCTTCTGTCATGTATATTTTCATACAGCCTCCTCCATTGCGTGGTAATACTGCGGATCC